TGGTTCACAAAATGTTATAAGAGTATTATCTAATGCGTCGGCACCTCCGACAAAATTAGTTAATATGAATGATGTTGATACTGCGAGAAAGAGTGAAGATGGATTAGTTTTAGTATGGGACGCATCAACTGAAAAATTTGTATTAAGTGATAAAATTGATGCTTCTACAATAATACAAACTGGAATCTCATCAATTTCAAATACTACTAATTCATCTACCGCTACTACTGGAGCGTTGACTGTAGCAGGTGGAGTTGGAATATCTAAGAATTTAACTTTAGGTGCTGGTTTTATTGCAGCAGGTGTAGCAACATTTACATCAGATATTGATGCTAATGCCTCTGTAGAAATTTTTAGAGATTTAAGAGTAAGTAATAATCTTAGTGTTACTGGAGTAACAACATTAACAGGAATAACCACCACTGTTGGTGATTTATATGTTGGTGGTGATTTATATCTTCAAGATGATTTAGTATTAGATAATATCACTGGTAGTAGTCTTAAAATAACTGGTATCAGCACTGTTGCACAATTAATTGCAAGTGGTAATGTTAATATTTCTGGTATTACAACACTTGCTGGTAGTGGAGGAATAACAACCACTGGTGGTGATTTATATGTTGGTGGTGATTTATATGTTGGTGACGATTTAACATTTGACGAATTTACCGCTAGAGTAGGATCAGTTACTCAACAACTTACAGCAGCACAATTAAATGTAACTGGTGTTGCAACATTTCAGAATAATGTTTCTTTATTAGATAATGATAAGTTGACTTTTGGTGGTTCTGCACTTGGTGCCTCTGGTTCATTACACATATATCATGATGGGTCTAATGGATATATTGATGATGTTGCTCTTGGTAATTTGATACTAAGATCTTCAGGATTTACTTTTTATTCTCCGAGTAATGAATCAATAATTACAGCATCACCTAATGCAGATGTTAAATTATTCTATAATAATGTAAATCGAGTTGAAACTACTGATTATGGAGCTAAAGTAACAGGTATTTTAAGTGCTACTAGCATAACTGCTGATAATATAACATTAGATGAAATTGATGGAGGTACCTATTAATGGCAAAACCAAGCACCCGACAAGAATTAATTGATTATTCTTTAAGACAATTAGGAGCACCTGTATTAGAAATTAATGTTGATGAAGATCAATTAGAAGATTTAGTTGATGACGCAATTCAATTTTTTCATGAGAGACACTTTGACGGTGTTGAAAGAATGTATTTAAAATATCAATTAACACAAGATGATATTGATAGAGGGACAGCAAATAACAAAACAAATAGTGATAATACAGTTGGTATAGTTACAACTACAGGAACCTCTACAAATGTAAGTGGATTGGGAACAATTACTTCTAATTTTTATGAGACTTCCAATTTTATTCAAGTACCAGATTCAATTACTGGTATAGAGAGAATATTTAAATTTGATACCAGTTCAATCTCTGGTGGAATGTTTAGTATTAAATATCAATTATTTTTGAATGATTTGTATAGTTTTAATTCTGTTGAATTATTACAATACTCAATGACAAAAACTTATTTGGAAGATATTGATTTTTTATTAACAACAGATAAACAAATAAGATTTAATAAAAGACAGGGAAGATTATATTTAGATATTGATTGGGAAGCACAAAATAAAGATACATTTTTTGTAATTGATTGTTATAGAGCTTTAGACCCTACAACTTTCACTCAAGTATTTAACGATAGTTTTTTAAAGAGATATTTAACAATATTAGTTAAAAGACAATGGGGTTTAAACATGATGAAATTTAGTGGAACTAAATTACCTGGTGGTATTGAATTAAATGGTAGACAATATTATGAAGATGCTGAAAGAGAACTCGCAGATATTAGACAAAGAATGATGTTAGAATATGAATTACCACCTCTTGATTTCATAGGTTAATATATCATGACATTAAATTCGTATTTTTTACAGGGATCCAAAAACGAACAGTTTTTGATGCAGGATTTGATTAATGAACAATTAACCATTTATGGAATAGAAATATATTATTTACCTAGAAAAGTTTTTAAAACTGATAATATAATAAAGGAGGTTCAATCATCTAAATTTGACGATTCTTTTCTTATAGAAGCATATTTGAATAACTATGAAGGATATAATCCTAATAGTGATTTAATGACTAAATTTGGTTTAAGATTAACAAATGAGGTTAGTCTTACTATTTCTAAAGAGAGGTATGAAGAATTTATAGCACCATTTTTGGAAGGTATGAGTTCTGGTATCAAAGAAGGTTCTATTACAGAGTATACTTTTGAAGATTTAATTACGAGACCTAAAGAAGGAGATTTAATATATTTTCCACTAGGAGAAAGATTATTTGAAATTAAAAGAGTAGAATCAGAAAAACCATTCTATCAATTAAATAAAAATTATACTTATGAATTAAGTTGTGAACTTTATGAATATGAGAATGAACTTATTGATACTACTATTGAAGAGGTAGACAATACAGTTGAAGATGAAGGATATATTACCACTGTAAATTTAGTTGGATCTGCCACAACTGCATCGGGAACGGCGAGCATTGGTGGTTCAGGAATGATTGGATTTATCGATTTAATAGATGATGGATCTGGATATGTATCTGCTCCAATAGTTCAAATATCACCACCAGCATCAGGAACTCAAGCTACTGCAGTTGCGATTACTACTTCAAAATCTGGTGTAAAATCTATAAAAGAAATTCTATTAATAAATCCTGGTTCAGGATATGATAGTGAAAATCCACCATTAGTTATTTTAAATGGTGGTGGTGGAGTAGGTGCTGCAGTTACTATTAGTATAGTTAATAATGGACTTAATGGTGTAACAATATCAGAACCTGGAGTTGGTTATGCTACAGAACCAACTATTACATTTACTGGCACCACTGGCGTTGGTGGAACAACTGCTACTGCTCAGACAGTTATTACTGATGGTGCTATTACAGCAGTTCGTTTCTCAAATGCTGGTGCTGGATATACGGTTGCACCTACAGTTACTTTTGCTGGTATAAGCACAACAGGAATTGGAACATTTATATTCAATGAAACTGTTCATGGTCAGACCTCTGGTGTTGTTGCAAGAGTTAAGGACTTTAAGAAGAGAACTGATTTAAATCCTAATAATCCACCAGTTGAACTTAGAGTATCTCTAAATAGTGGAGCATTCAGTGCTGGTGAAGTTTTAGTTGGTTCTATATCATCTGCTAGATATATTGTAGATAGTTACGATACTGATAGTTTTGAGGATCCATTTGATGCAAATAGTGATATAGAAACTGAAGCAGATGCATTACTTGACTTTACAGAAGGCAACCCATTTGGAGATTATTGATGTTAGGCACTTATTATTACCACGAAATTATTCGTAAAACTATTATTGGTTTTGGTACTTTATTCAATAATATTTTCATTAAACACGAAGGTATTGATGATAGCACTTTAGATGAAACTAAAGTTGGTCTTGCTTATGGTCCACAACAAAAGTTTTTTGCAAAGATTAGAGAACAAGCAAATTTAACAAAAGCAGTTGCCATAACTCTTCCAAGAATGTCATTTGAAATGACTTCTGTTCAATATGACCCAACAAGAAAATCAGGAATAACACAAACATTTAAAGCATCAGATGGAACAAACTTGAAAAAAGTTTTTATGCCTGTTCCATATAACATCGGATTTGAATTGAGCATATTTTCAAAATTAAATGATGATGCGTTACAAATTATTGAACAGATACTTCCATATTTTCAACCATCATTTAATATTACGGTCAATTTAGTTAAATCTATTGGAGAGAAAAGAGATATACCAATTGTTTTAGATAATATTTCATTTAGAGATGAATATGAGGGAGATTTTACTACAAGAACTGCATTAATATACACTCTACAATTTACAGCAAAAACATACTTATTTGGTCCTGTTGCTGATACTAGTGATGGAATAATTAAGAAAGTTCAGGTTGATTACTCTTCTGATACTGCAACATCCGCAAGGAGACAAATGCGTTACACCGCTACTCCTAAAGCACTTAAAGATTATAATAATGATCAGACAACTACTATAAATGAAGATTTATCGACAACAGAAACTAGAATTACAGTCACTGATTCCAGTTCATTAACAGTTAATAGTAGAATAGTTGTTGGTAGTGAAATAATGAAGATATCTCAAGTAGTAGATGCAATTACTATAATTGTTAAGAGAGGGTTTGATAGTTCAATTGCTACTGAGCATATCTCAGGTACAACTATAAATCTATTAACAACAGCAGATGATGCTCAAATAGAACCTGCTGATGATTTTGGATTTAATGAATTTAATGAATTTTTTGATAATGGATTTACATATAGTCCAACTAAACAAACTGACGTATAGTGAATGTTATGTCTAGTTATGATCCTATAGATGAAGCACTGAATACTACTAGTGATATTGAAGTAAGTAATACACCTGAAGGTGG